TATTATATTATTATATAATATAAAATGGGAAAAAAAAGTCTACTTTTTAAATCGTCAAAAACAATTAGAGGGTTATTAATAGTTTTTTTAATACTAGTAATATTAATATCTGTATTTTTTGGATTTAACCGCTTAAAAACTGAAGGATTTAATAATAATGATAATAGTTTTATTCTTGTTCATATGAAAGAATGTGGACACTGTAAAGAATTAATGCCTATTTGGAATCAAGCAGCACAAAGCAATCCTACAGAAATTACTATGAAGGCAGTTGAAATGAGCGAGCCTGAGGGAGTAAGATTATGTGAAGAAAATGATATAAGAAGTTTTCCAACTATGATTTTAATAAAAAATAACACTACTACAGTTTATGAAGGAAATAGAACAAAAGAAAGTTTATTAAGTTTTTTAAACTCTAATGTTTAGTTATTTTATTCTAATAATTCCGATATTTTTTCTAATACTTCATTTGATATAGTTTTAGGATATTCAACATTAAAAATAATTATTAAATCACCCGTAACATTTTCTCTCGTCATTCCTAAATTACTTATTATTTTACGAAACTCTGGCGGAATAATATTTCCTAGCTTATTATTTATAATAAACTCGCGCCCATCTAAATAGTTAATTGTAAAAGTAAATCCACAAAGCGATTCTTTTAATGATATAGTTTTTTTATATATTAAATCTATTCCAACTCTTTCAAATGTTGTTTCATTATTAATAGTAATTCTAACCTCGATGTCTCCTTTATTAGAATTGCTTAATTTATTGCCCTTTTCTTTTATTGTAATTATTTCATTATTATCAATTCCTTTTGGAATATCTACATATATGGTTTCTTCTTGTATATATTCAATATTATTTTCATAAATCCATCGTTCGATTGTGATTGGAATTTTACACCCTTTATAGGCATCTAACAAAGAAATATTTATTTTATGATTTATTGTTTTTGGTTTTGAATTAAAATCAAAATTATTAACTCCTTTTGAAAACTTATTATTAAGATTAAAAGCCATTGAAGCCATAGGTCCCATTGAACCCATTGAACCCATTGAACCCATTGAACCCATTGATGATTTCATTGATGCATTTGATGGCCTATGTTTATTAATTGGAATGGCTTCCATGTTAGAAAAATATAAATTATTTATTATATTATTCAAATCATGCGGATTGAACATCATATTCATAAATATTTCTTCAACCGGTAAACTAGAAAAATTAATTGAAGCATCATATTTTGATTTTTCAGTTGGGTCGCTTAATATATTATATGCTGCAGTTATTTTTTTATATTTTTCTAACTTTTCAGCATCATTTTTATTTCTATCAGGATGTAATTCTAATGATAATTTTCTATATACACGTTTTATTTCATCATAAGAGGCATTCGTATTTATTCCTAAAAGTGAATAATATGTTTCTGTTGAGTTTAAAGAAGTCATGCTTTATTATTAATAGTATATTATACTATATTATTAATAGATAAACTTAAATATTTATTTATAAATACTATTAATAATATTAATGTTAATGTTAATGGAGCAACCATTTATATATAAATACAGACCAAAAACATTAGAAGATTTTGAAATTAATCCTGAGCTAATTGAGTTATTAAATACATTAATTAAATCAGATTTATTAAACATATTATTAATAGGAAATCAAGGTTCTGGAAAAACAACATTAATTAATTGTATTATAAAAAAATATTATGGAGATGCTTATGATAGTAATAATATATTGATAATTAATTCATTAAAAGACCAAGGAATTACATATTATAAAACAGAGGTTAAAACATTTTGTCAAACAATGTCTACAATTCCTAATAAAAAAAAAATAATTATATTAGATGACATTGATAATATAAATGAACAAGGCCAACAAGTGTTTAAAAATTGTATAGATAAATACAGTAAAAATGTTAATTTTATTGCTTCCTGTTGTAATATACAAAAAATAATAGACAGTTATCAATCAAAACAAATTATTATAAAAATAAAACAATTAGAACAAAAATATTTAAAAAGATTCATTAAAAAAATATGTCTTGCAGAAAATATTGAATTAGAACCTAAAGCAGAAGAATTTTTATTATTATTGTCAAACAATTCAATACAAACCTCTATAAGTTATTTAGAAAAGTTTAAATTATTAAATGAATACATTACTTACAATATAGCAGTTAATAGTTGCACAAATATATCATTTAACGATTTTACAAACTATATTAATTTATGTAAACAAAGCAATTTAGCGGATTCAATAGAAATTTTAACTATTATTTATAATAATGGATTTTCTGTATTAGATATATTAGATAATTTATATTTTTTTATTAAAATAACTGATATTTTATCGGAAAAAGAAAAATATGAGATTATCAAAATTATATGCAAATATATTATTATTTTTTATAATATTCATGAAGAAGAAATCGAACTAGTTATGTTTACAAATAATTTAATAAAACTATTTGAAACTATTTGAAACTATTTAATTAATTATCTTGTATAATTGTCCACTCATCCGTTTTTGATAATTTACTTTCTAATAATTTAATATATGACTCTTTTTTTTTTAAATTTTTTTGTAACATTTTAATATTAGAATCTTGTTGAGTCAATAAAACTACTATTTCTTCTGGTTTTAAAACTTCTTGTTTGCCATTATTGACATAACATAATTGCCCTTGTGATTGTATATTTTCATTAATTATCATTTCTCTTTTTGCAGTTATTGTTTTAATTTGCTCTAATACATCTGGTTTCATTGATGGCTCTCCATGTTTATAATTTATTAAAGCATCTTCAATTTCATTCACAAAAAAATTAACTAAGTTTTTTTCTTTTATAAAGTCTTCTACTTTTTTATCTGATTCTTTTGTATATTTTGGATTAATATTATTTAATAAAGTTTTTTTATCAAATGTATTATGAGTATGTGAAAATACTAATATTGTTTTTTTTGGTTCTAGTTGAACAAATGGAACACTATAATCTTTTAAAAATGCACGCTCTTCTGCTAAAGACGCATTATCCTCATACTTATGGTCTTGTAATAATTGTCGTTTAAATGCAAATGTCCCCGCGGTTGCATGATTTGGTCCATATGGTCCAAATTGATACATTTTTTGAATATGTTTAAAATATATATATATTTCACTTGCTCCAGCACACAATGCTTTTGGATGCGATAATAACATTGTTACAGCATGACTAACGCGTTCCGGTGGATAATAGTCATCATCATCCATATAAATTATTATTTCGCCTTTAGTTTTTGTATGCATTAAATTGCGTTTTTTCCCCAAAGGCATTTTAGTATCATATTTAAAATATTTAACATTCGGGATTTCTTTAACTAAATCTTCTATTTTATCTGTTCCATCATCAATTATAATCCATTCCATTTTATCTTTTGGATAAGTTTGATGATTAAAGCATTCAATCATTGCAGGAATAAATGGACGCCTATTAAATGTTGGTGTACATATACTTACAAATGGCAGTTCTTGTAAAGTCTTCTTTTTTACCATAACAATTGTATATAATATTATATATTATATATTATATATTATATACAAATTACTTTTAAATTATAGTTATTTATAAATTGAATAAATGTTTACTTTTTTGCACAAGTGCTTTCAGAAAATTTTAAATTTTTAATTATTTTATAAATTGATTTAATAACTTTAATAATAACTATAATCATTAATACTAGAGTTGGAATTATTTTTACTGGCAATTCATATTTTGGAGGAAGTTCTATTGTATATAATACTAATAAATATGAAAAAACAAATATAAAGGCTACTATAGTTCTATTTTCAAATATTATTCTATACACTTTCTCTTTTGTTGACTTTTCAAATAATGGTTTTACCCATAATTTATAAGTAAGTTGAATCATAATAAAAAATGCTACAACACGATTTGTTATAAATATGAATGGACTCATCATAAATACTAACAATTGTAATAATCTTCTATACTTTGTCTTAATATGGTCATCTGGTGCGCTTTTTATTTCAAAAAATAACAAAATATGATTAATAAATAGCATAATATTAACATATAAATCATAATATATTAAATAAAAAACTGATATAAAAAATCCCAAAGTCATTAAAAGTCCATTATAAAACTCATTTCTAACCTTGCAATCTAGTTCTATTTCATCTAATTCTTGTCTAAACTCATCGGTCTTTATATCAACGGTTGATGGCTTTCCGCTAATATAATCAGTTTCTTCTTTTGTACAATAACAAAAAGCAGGTAAATAATTATTAAATGATTTCATTGTATTTTTAATTTTATTATGAATTGATATTTGAGTACGCCCTACACAAGCAATACGTATACGAGCATAATCTCCAATAATATTATTAGGAAACTCCATATTCCATGGAAAGTTAAGTTTAGTATCTTGGCAGTCAACCGTTTCACACGATTTTAAATTAACTTTTTTTTGTATATCAGAAATACATTCAGCAGAGTCTTCTTCTTTGGATGATTTCGTCGGATCTCCTCCTTTTTGTTGTAATCTACTAGTACTAGTGTCATACAGTTCAAATATATTTTTTTTAACAGGATTAATCTCTCCAAAGACTTTTTTAGATAAATTATTTATGTTTTGAAGAATATCATTGCCAAAACCTCCTCCTTGTTTGACTTCGGGTACTGCTTTGGGTACTGCTTTGGGTTCTGGTGCTGGTGCTGGTGCTGGTGCTGCTGGTGCTGCTGCTGCTGGTGCTGCTGATGCTGGTGCTACGACTCCTTCTGGTGGTAATGCGGCTGATGCTGCGGGTAATGCGGCTGATGCGGCGGCTGATGCTGCGGCTGCTGGTGCGGCGGCGGCGGATGCGGCGGTAGTTGACCCAGCAGTGGCAGAAGGACAAGGCACCTTGCCTGAACCATCTGTACAACTAAAGTCTGATTGTTTGGCTGATTGAGTAATTGATACTTGAGTTTTTTTATCTAAGGGTGGACATTCAGTTAATAATTTATTCACTCCGTTTAATGTATACATACGATTAGTATATGGCGGTTGTTTTCTGTCAGATGGAAATGTTTTATCTAAATATTCAACATAATCATCCACCATTTGTTTTTTTTTATCCATATTTCCAAGAGTAAATGTTTTATAATAGATTCGTTCAAACAAATATGTTAAAAAAAATAAAATATTAGCATTTATAAATATAAAACAAGTAATTTTTACAAAAAGAAATAAAGCATATATAAATACACTTCTAAAAGTATTAAGTCTATTTTTAGCTATTTCAGACTCAACTGGTTCTTCTGTTTGTATATTGTTTTTGTCAGATTCAGAATTAGCTGCAGGAAGCTCATCTTCTTGGTTATTTAAATTAGTATCATTTAAATTAGTATCTATATCGTTACTCATATATATTTATTAATATATTTATACAAAATATAATAATAAATATATTTAATTAGAATGTTGAAATTTTAAAGATGCTAAACCATTATTGATAGTTAACAAATTAAACTGTTCTTCAAATAATTTTAATGTAAACATGTAATCATAAATTAACCAATTTGGTTTATTAAAACCAAAAAACTCATTATCAATGCATAAAGGCAAAGTTGCCACTTTTGTTATATCATTTATTTTTTCCAATTCTATAATTTGATATTCAAAATCAATATTATTATAATTTATCAAATCAGCATAACCACAAGGGTCTATAATAAATGGATTAGAGCTTAAACTAAAACTATAATTATAAAGTCCATTTACAGATGACCCAACACTTCTTAAAAATGGCTCAACATAATTATAATATTCAGCGTTTAAATTATTTTCTTTATTTTTTCCATCTAATTTTAAACTCCAATTAACTAATATATTTTTTTTTTGTTTTCTATTTGGACCAGTTATGTATGGATTGCAGCCACTAGATTTAAATGAAAATGGAAAATATGGTGGATTTTTTTTAATGGATTGATTTATTATAGAATATCCTGTTTCTATTTGACTGCTATAAATTGTATTATTATTTACACTCTCATTTAAATATTGCGAAGCATTGTTTAAATAAAGCATTTGTTTAAAATGTACAGGTTTAGTATTTGAAGTTCGCACTTCAAACAGTTCTGGAAATTGTGAAAACTTTGGTTCAGGATTTGTTGTAGTGTATGTTATTTCTGAAACAGTTGGAGAGATATTAGTCACACTACTTGGAAACCAACTATTATTTAATTTTTTATAATATAAAGGCTGTAATGTATATGGTTTTTCATTATATGGCCAATTTGTATAATTATTCCATTCATTTCTTAAAAATACGTCATTTCGTTGTAAATACCACATAAAATTAACAGCAATTGAATTACTTTTAAATCTGCTTTGAGCAACCTCTTTGTGATTTTCAAACTCAAAAAAATGCTCTAAGATTTGTTTTATTAAATAGGATTGTGGTTTTTGCTTAAATACTTCTTGTTCTGGTGTGTCTAAATATACATATGTACTTATTAATCTAGGATTACAATTCCATATACTATTTTCTCTCAATACTGCTGCAATATTGGCTGAACTATTTGTTTGTAAAGCAGCTTGTTGAATAAATTGTTGGTTTTGTGAAGCAAATTGTGTTGTAAACATATACATTTGATATAATGGGTCAGTAGTATTAATTGTGCTTATATATGGCGGAGGAACATATGGTTTAAATATATCAAATTGCGAAAATCCATTATTATTTATGTTATCATAATAACTATTTTGATAATGTTTATAAATTGATATTCCAGAACCATTCTCTGTAATTTTATTAACTGCTATATTATGATGATAATAAGTATTAATATAATATCGAACATCTCTAATTCTAAATAATTCTCGTATTGGTCGGCATTCTATTTTTATTTTAAATGCATTTTCGGTTAATGATACTAATGGAAATGCATGGCTTGATGAAAACATATACCATAAGTTTAATGGAATCGTTAATAATTTTTTATTAATAGAAGGACATAAATTAGTTATTATAGTTAAATCTTTATTAATAACTGATTGTTTATTGCTATATATTTTATACAATATATTTCCAGAAGCATCTTCATAAGGTAAAGGAGCACCATATAAACAGTTTGGATATAAACCATTTCTATTTTCAAATAATTCTGGACTATGCATTTCATTAATATTTCCAGTCATTCTATTAAATAATTCTTTTTTTTCATTTGTAAAATCTCTTTTTACCATATTTGTTAAATAATCTCCTGAAAACTCTTGAATAATTGTATCACCTATTGATACTGTAATTTTTTTAATTAATTGTGACCCTAAATCTTCAATCCATTTAAACTCAAATGGTTGTGCATGTGGAATATGTGCACCAGTCAATTGTCTAATGTTATTAGTTTGATTATTACTAGCATCTTTAATTATATATAATCCTTCTTCTATGGTTGAACTATATGGATCGGTGCTTGGTCTATCATATATATCACTTGGTTCAACCCATATAGGACTCCATATATAAGGCAACTGAATCGTAAAAAATGTATCTGCTATTAAATCGCCTACATGGGGAATCGTAAAATTAAATGTGGTGCTTTCATTTTCTTTTAATTTTGGAGTTGTAACATTACAGTTTATAATATGCTTTTGTAATCCAAAATTAGTATATTTTTTATAAGTTGCCAAAAATAGACTTTTTTGTGGATTTCCATTAATTATTATGTTTAAATTACCATAGGATACTAAGTTTAATAATCCTCCACCCATATAATATATAGTAAATTATTTATTATATATTATTTATTATATATTATTTATTTTTTCTTACGCATTGATTTTTTTCTTTTTTTCTTACGCATTGATTTTTTTTTGCCGCCTAAAGTTTTACTTTCTTCATATTTTTTATATTCAGACATATAAAATTTAATTGCCTTTATAAGTTTATCAACAATTGATTTTATATTATCATATCGTACTATTTCATCATCATACACTTTACTCAATTCATTGTATGCGGTTAGAGCTTCTTGCTGATCTTCGGTTGGTGGATACCCTGGATGTATTGGATTTGGAACTGTATAATTCAAACTTAATAACTCATGTAATTGTTGTATAGCAAAAGAAATCCTAGGAGAGTTAAAATATTCAGTATGAACTGTTGGAGTTGGAATACTACGCAATAATTTTTTTATTTGTTCATTTTTTCTAGAATTGTTAATATGATTTGTTCCCCGTAATACATTTTGAAATGTTATTAAGTCATTATAAAAATTTTTTATAGCTTCTTTATGTTGTATTCCTAGTTCTTTTATATATGTTTTATTTTTTCTTGTATTTCTTATTCTTTCAGCTATAATTCCTTTAGCACTTTGCTCCTTAATAACATCTACTACATCATCAGGTAATATTCTACGTAATGGGTAAGTTCTTTGCGATAAAGTAATGCGAGGAGCTTTAATTTTTTCCGGATTGGGTCTAATACTATTTAATTCTTTAGTTGTTGTAGTTGTTGTAGTTGTTGTAGGCTGCTCTTTCATATCATCTAATTTAGACAACAGTTCATCTGGTAGTTTTAACGATTGTGAATCAGCACTAGACATATATATATATTCTAAATATATTATTATTATTATTATTCTTCTCTTGCAGAATAAATTATAACGTTCGTTCGAATTGCAAATTAGCAACGCCATTTGTAATTTTTAAAATATTATATCTTTCTTCCATAAGATGTAAATTATAATGCCAAACATATTTTTCAGTATCTTTTAAATTAACCGTTATTTGCTCGTTACTATTAGTAGTAGAACAAGTTACATTAGAGTTAATTGAGTTTGATAAATAACTTCCAATAACAGAGGCATATAAAAAAGGGTCATTTATATAACTATCAGAAATTGAAATCTTTAATAAGGGGTCTATTAATTTATAAGACATATATATATTGTTTATTTTAGAGATATTTATTGCGCCAGATGGTTGATAAATAAGCGGATCACTATTCAAACAAAAGTTATAATAAAATACATTGTCTAATCCACTGCCTTGACTCCTAGAGTATATATCTATATAAGAAACCAATTCTTTTTCTAATACTATTTCTCGAATTGAATTATTAAAATAAAGACCCCATTCTAATAATATATCTTTATTTTCTTTTGCTGTAAACTTTTTTTGCCATGCTATTGAATCTAATTTATTTGATATATCTGTATTTTCACTATTAAAACTAATTAAATCAGTTAACCCATATAAACTCATTATTTCTGAATTATAATTGTTATTATAATTATAATTGTAGTTTGAATAATTTGACCATTCATTTCTATATTTAACATCAGACCTTTGAAAAAACCACATCCATGATACAACTAATCCACTAGTTTTAATCTCAGTAAAATGACTTCCACCAATTAATTCATTAAATACTTGTTCATGAACCTCTTTTATTAGATAAGAATGACTATTTTGAGAAAAAAATAATTGTTCTTCATTTGTTAAAAATGTATAACAACCAATTAAATGAATATCTGCAAACCAAGGACTAGGCACATCTTTATAATAATTTTCTACTAACTTATTACTATTTAATGGATATACTAAAGCGCCTGTTTCTGATAATGAAGCTCCTAGCAAATCCGTTTGTTTATTTATTATATTTTTTCTTGGCGGTTCTTTAAGAAATAGTTTCAAATTATAGATTTCATTGTTACAATTAGGCGCACTATATGTATTATGCAGTATACCAAATAAGTTAGTTAATTCATTATAATTTGTAGAGCTAGTGGATATTTGAGCATCTAATTGATTAATAGTATTAAGCTCAATACTGGCTTCATTAATAACATTTTTGACAACCCACCATTCATTCACTGGTCGTAATTCAATCTCTATTCTCAATTCACTATATTGCATGGCAACTAAAGGAATAGGTGTTTTATTATTTAATGTAGACCATAAATTAATTGGAATTAATAATTGTCTTTCTCTAATCGATGGCTCTAATCCATATGGCATTGCAGCAAGTGAACCAAAATACGCAGCATTTGGATAATTTCCATTTCTATTTGAATAGTTTGCTGGATTATTTAATTCTGGCATATTTCCAATCATTTTATTAAATATTTTTTTTTGATTGTCTGTAAAGTCCCGTGCAACCATATTTAATAAATATTGACCACTAAACTCTTGAAGGATTGAATTATTAGACAATACTCTAATTGCTTTTATAACTTGAACACCAATATTCTCAATCCATTTAAACTCTAATGGATATACTCTATTTATAAGCTTCATATTAGTAGAATATGCTTGTAAAAACTCCAAAGTAGATTCCGAAAAAGAACTTGGACTATTACAAGAACAATCACATAATCCACATTTTGTGATTGATTGATTATTCGTAAAAGAAATATTATTATTTATATTTATATTTAATGAATCCAAATTAGTTTTAATATTTGTTCGACACGCAGAACAAAATACAACAGGCGTCCCGCCAAACGCAATCAACGGACTCCAAATATTAGGCAAAGTAAATGAAAAAAAAACTTCTTGTAATAAGTCGCCATATCTCGGTATTTTAAAATTATACAAAGTTGGACTAGTATAGTTTAAACGAGTATTTCCTTCAAAATCAATACGAAACTTTTGTTTTCCAAAATTAGTGTGCGAGACAATTGTTTTTTTAAAAAATGTTTTGCTTGGATTTCCAACTAATATAATATCATTATCACTTTCGCATAAAACATTTAAAACTCCAGCCCCCATGTATATATATTATATATACATATAGCTTTACTTTAAACTCTTTCAAATTAATTTGGAAATAAATAATCAACTATGCCATTCGAAAATTATAAAATATAATATCATTATTCCATAATATGTAAATTATAATTATAATCAAAATCCTCATAGTTCGAAGATTCAATACAATATCTATTTTGATTATTATTTTCATTATTATCAACAATATTAAACTCATTTCCACTAGATACTTCTCTATATGGGTCAATTGTAGTAAACTCAAATGTAATGTTATTAAATTTCATCATATTCATAGCACCAGATGGATTTAACGAATTATTTTTTTCAATATTAAAATTATAACAATATATATCATCATCAGGGTCTCCTTCTACTTTTAAATAGTTTTCTATGTAATTATTTATGCCATACGGCAATATTTCTTCGCGCACTAACTCATTACAATATAATCCCCAGTTTACCATTATATTTTTCTTATTTCCAGGATGAGTAGGGCCGCTAATATATTGAACGCATGGATTTAAACTAGTTAACAAATATTTTTTATTTTGTGGAGTAATGTATGGAATATTTACATTTGATAAACTATTTAGCAAATCTAATGATAATATACAAGGATATGGCATTATATTATTATATAACCAATTTGAATAATTAGACCATTCATTTCTTAATATAACATCTGTTCTCTGAAAAAACCACATCCATGATACAGTCATCCCATAAGACTGAATATCTTCTTTTCTTGTTCCTTGCACATTATATATAGTTCGTTCAAATATTTTTTTAACTAAATATTGTTGCGTTTGTTGACAAAGAAATTGTCTTTCATCATCTGATAAAAAAGCAATTGTTGAATATAAACTAATATTTTCAAATCCAAAATTGGGCAGTTTTGAATAATTTTTAATACTAATATCTTTAAATACTTTTTGTATATTTTCATATTTTGTTAAAGTTGTTATAATATTATAACTTATATCTCCAAGACAAAATGAATTGGGCGGCGGCGGTTTTAAAAAGAATAATATATTGTATCGTTCATCTGATAAATCCGGTTGTATAAATGGTGGGTCATAATACTTAAAAGTGTTTGTTATATTAGTAGGAAGCTGTGTCGCAGGACATAATTTGTCAACCCATGATTCAAAATAGTTCAAATCTCTTACTTTAAACAATTCACATAATGGACGACATTCTATATGTATTTCTAGTTTTGAATACTGTAATAATAATAATGGGAAACTTTGATAACTTGAAAATGTTTCCCATAAATATAATGGCACAAATATTCGTTTTCCACGAATAGACGGTTCTAATCCATTAGGATAATGTGTTTCATTTAAACCTCCCCATGAAACGGATGGATAATTTCCATTATTATTATTAAATAGTTCTGGATTCGTAAACTCTTTTGTATTGCCAATCATCGTATTAAACAATTCTAATTTTGTACTGGATAAATCGCGTTTAGATTTACAATATAAATAGTGTCCTGAATATTCTTGTATAGGTCTTCCATCTATAAGATAAGTTACTTTTTTTATAAATTGAACACCAATATTTTCAATCCATCTAAACTCATATGGTTGGCAATATATTAAGCCTGATATATCTTGTGTAGATACAGGTATGGTATAAATAGGACTATAGATATCAGGTAAACTAAATGAAAAAAATGTATCCATCAATAAATCACCAATATTTGAAATAGTAAATTTAAATAATGAATTAGTAAATAAAGATAAAGCATTTTCAAAACTAGATTCAATTTGAAATCTTTGCAGTTCAAAGCTAGTGTGTTTTAAATAAGTGGTTTTAAAAAATGTCTTTTTTGGATTTCCATTTAATATAACATTTAACTCACCACTTGCAATTAGATTTAATAAACCTCCGCCCATATAATAATATATTATATATACTATTATATACTATTATATATTATTATATACTATTATTTATTATTTATAATAATTTATTATTTATTATTTATAATAATATATTATTTATAATAATATATTATATATTATTAAATAATGGACGGCATAAAAAAAAATGTTACTAATTTTATAAAAAATCCTAATAATCAAGTTGAATTATATGCTCTTGTAATATTGTTTACTATAGTTTTTTGCGTATATTTATATATAAGATATAAGGTTTCACTTAATAAAAGAAATTGTAAAATTTTAAAACAAGTGTATAAAACTAAACCAGCAATCTATAATATTGATTCTAATTCAAGTTATTTATTGAGAGATTATTATATTAAAACGGCATATAATTGTTGCGCTGGTGGAAGTATTAAAGTAGATTATGTTGGACTGTGTGCTTTAAAAACATGCATTGAACAAGGAGTTCGTTGTCTTGATTTTCAAATCTATTCAATTAATAATATGCCAGCAGTTGCAGTATCATCAGTACATGAGTTTAATGTAAAAGAATCTTTTAATAGTATTCCAACAAGTGATGTTTTTAATACAATAATTAATATGGCATTTTCAAGTTCTTATTGTCCAAATCCAAATGACCCTCTTATTTTACATTTAAGAATATTAAGTAAAAATGTTAAAATATATGAAATATTAGCCAAACAAATAAATGAAATATTAAACTCAAAAATATTAGGAGTCGAATATAGTTTTGAGTTTGGAGGACAAAACTTAGGGTCAATGCCTATAAAAACTTTTTTAGGAAAAATTATAATTATAGCCGACGCGAGCAATCCATTATATCAAAAAACAAGATTAGATGAATACATTAATCTTGCAAGTAGCGCACCATTTATGAGAAAATTAAGATATAATGATGTTAAGTTTCTTCAAGATGCTAAACTTGCTAGTTACAATAAACAAAATATGAGCATTGTATTGCCAGACCTTATTCCTAATTATTCAAATCCAAACTTTAATGAAGCAAGAGAATATGGTTGTCAAATGGTTGCGATGTCTTTTCAAAAAACAGATAGTAATTTAGCATATTATAACGATTTTTTTGAAAAACGCAAATCTGCATTTGTATTAAAACCAGCCAATCTTAGATATGTGCCAAGAAGAGTTATAGTGCCAGATAAACTTCCTTCTCAATATCAATGTGATAGCAGAACAATTACTACTCCATATATTGATTTTAATATATAATTATTATCTAATTATTATCTAATTATTAATATAATGAAAACAAAAAAAAACAATAAAAACAATAAAAACAATAAAAAATTATATATGACTTCTAACTCTCGGGGTCGGGCTAGGTCTAGGTCTAGATCTAGGTCTAGGGGTCGAACTCGGACTAAGTCTAAGAAGTGTCAATGTAGTTATAAATTAAATTCAATAAAAAAAAATATGTTATTAGAAAAAGAAGTATTACTTTTACGAAATGCGGTTGAAATCGCTGAAAAAAAGAAAAAAAGTAAAATGCGTTCTCCAATAATGGAAAAAATCTTTAACATAGTTGAAACATTTATAAAAGATAAAAAATTAATTTGTTATGGCGGCATAGCAATTAATAATATTTTACCAAAAAAAGAACAATTTTATGATATAAATCTGGATTATCCTGATTATGATTTTTTTTCACCAAACTCAATGGATGATGCCAAGGAATTAGCCGATATATATTTTTCAAATGGATTTGAAGAAGTAGAAGCAAAAGCTGGCATACATACAGGGACATATAAAATATATGTCAATTTTATATCAGTTGCAGATATAACATTTATGGATTCATATTTATTTACTATACTACAAAATAATTCAATAACTAAAAAGAACATATATTATGCACCGCCTAACTTCTTAAGAATGTCTGCATATTTAGAGTTATCTAGACCTGATGGAGATATATCAAGATGGGAAAAGATTTGGAAACGATTGGTCTTACTAAATATGTATTTTCCAATTAAAACTCCTCATTGTAATATTACTACTGTTATCACTAATAATAATACTTCTAAAAATAAAAATATATATAATATTATATTAAATAGCATAATATCGCAAAAACTTGTAATTTTTGGTGCATATGCTCTTCTACAATATAATAAATATATTAATAACAACTATAATAATAAATATATGTATCCGGATTTTGATGTATTAGCACTAGACCCATTTGAATCTTCAAATATTATGAAAAATGAACTTCTTAAACATAATATATTAAATATTGAAATTAAACAATATGATAGCATTGGTGAATTAATTCCAGAACACTATGAAATTATTGTTGATAACGAAAGTTATATATATTTATATAAAACAACTGCTTGCCATAGTTATAATACAACTACTATAAAAAATAAATCCGTAAATATTGCGAGTATTGATACCATGTTAAGTTTCTATTTTGCATTTTTATATAGTAATAAAAAAAATTATGATACAAATCGCATTATGTGTATTTGCGAAAATATATTTAATATCCAAATTAAAAATAGATTAAGTCAAAAAGGATTATTAAAACGATTTTCAACAAAGTGCTATGGGGTTCAAGATACTTTGCAAAATATAAGAGCAAGAAAATCGTTTTTATACAATGAACTTAAAAAGAAACGATGCGG